CTTAAAAGATAAGCAAGACAAAGATCGTGGCCATGGTGAGTGTTTTCAAACAATCTACCGTTACCTTCGTGCAGATCTTGTGAATCCTATGATTGAAGAAAAGCGTGAACAGTATTTGGAGAGATTAGCATGAATACAGTAATGGCATGGGGCGGATCACAATTCAAGCGTAAGACGGCAGAAATGGTAGTACAATATTGTATTGATCGTTTGATGCCACGGATGAAAACACTTGATATTTGTGTACAGCTATCGACTGATATGGATCACGCAGATGGTTATTGTCTTGCAGTTGACAATCGTGAGTTTGTCATCGAGGTTGATTCTCGATTGAAAGGTGATGACTTCATTACTGCATTGACTCATGAGATGGTGCACGTCAAGCAATACGCACGTGGTGAAACAAAGGATGTGAATCAGTTTACTAAGTCATGGAAAGGTGAAGAATATATAGCAATGTATTCAACAGTTGAAGAGTACATGGAATTACCATGGGAAAAAGAAGCATACGAACTTCAAGAAGTTTTATGTAATGACTATAAGTCTTTGAAATTAAAAGAATTAAAAAAGTGAAAATAGTTGTGTACTTTTGAATTTACCCGCTATATAATGGTACCATCAAATGAGGAGAGACATTATGTACACATTATTAGATCACTTGAAGTCGCTTAACGCTGAAGCTCGTAAGTGGGCAGAAGAGAATAACGGTTGGGCGTCTGAGTGGACTCTCGATCTCGCGCATTGGGCTGAGATGGGTGTTTACACTGCTGCGGATTTTATCCGTCACAATTTGATCAATGGGATCAGTGATGCATCGAAGGACCTTTATGGTTGTCGCTTGCGTCTGGAGTGGGATAACTACTCTATCGAAGAGCTACAGGACAAGTACGATGATATCTGTCGTGCTCTGAACGCTCAGTTCGAGATGGAGCAGGAGTGGGAGCGCGAGAAGGCTGAAGAAGAGCGGATTGCTGCTCAGGGTCTCCAGCTGGACTGTGAGCCTTTTCCTTATGAGGAGTACGCTGATCTAGAGGAGATGGCGTAATGGCTGGTCAAACATTATATGCGTACAAGGGATTCGTTTATAAAATTGAAACGGATGAATTAATTATCGTGGATCGCTACATGCAATTCCTTGATAGTGGTGAAAAAGTAAGTCTTGTAGAACACGGTGAAATTACACTGCAAGACTTTAGGGCGATTGTCGATTCTTATTTGAATCGGTGGCCGGTGTGAATCTAGAAGAATGGTTACTTCTGCTGCTCTCTCTCCTCTCTCTTTTGGCGGGAGTAGCCATCCTTCTAGGTTTATTGAATGTTATCTTCAAGTTTTTTTATAAGACTTGGTTTATATGGATAGCACTCATAGTGTTTCTCGTTGTAGTTCAGCTGGATAGAACATCTGCCTTCTAAGCAGAGGGTCGCAGGTTCGAGTCCTGCCAACGAGGCCAGAGTTCGGTGATTGCAACACCGATAGGAACGTGACCGAATGCCTCTCGCTGATGGGGGGTAAGGTAGACCGAAGGGGTAGCGCCCATGTCCTTAGCGGGAACGTCAGGTCGTTGGAGGTCCATTGACGAAAGGTACATCAGATCGTACCTCCTTGGGGGTTACCCTAATCCCCCCGTTCCGCACTTTATTATAAATAGGCTATAAAGGAGTCTATTATGTCAGACGATATTTTCGATTTTGGTTTTACTGCAGTTGACGAGACAGAACTCGAAGCCGTTCAAAAGGCAACAGCAACTGCAGAAACTGCATCATCTACGGCAGAAGAGATGCAAGATAAAATTGATAAGCTGTATAATGCAGTCACACCTCTTCTAAACAATCTTAAAGCAAATCCAGAAAAAGAATACATCTATTGGCCAAATCGTATTGAAAAGGTCGAACAATTCGAAACGCATTTGTACAACATTTATAAAAAATAATTGAAAAAAAGTGTGTACATTGCCTTAAAACTTTGGTAGAATGGGTACCATGAAATATTTTGTCACTGTTACTTGGAAACACGGATTTACTCATACCTACGATGTTGTGGGTGGACTACCAGGCACACGCTCGGATGCAGTTCAAGATGCTAAGGAGCATTTGAATCGTGCGCGTAATATTGCAACGTATTCTATAACAGACGAGGATGGAAATCTTGTGTATGACAAATCAAGAGATAATTCAAAAACTAAACTCGATTGAAGAAGATCTAGGGTTTCTAGAAGAGATTGTAGATAGATCACTTGTGGAAACTAAAATTGAAGAGCTACGGCTCATTCGTTATGAACTTGAGAGGAAACTAAATTATGACAAAACTACAACGTTTGAAGATGATCAAGCGGGTTGCTAAGAAAGTTGAACGTGAGCGTAAAGCTGCAGCTAAACTAGCACGCGAAAATTCTGTGTACATGGATGACAGAGAAGTGTATAATACCATTCAAAGCTCTGGTGTTTTAGACACTTATTCTGCAATGAAGGAATATGACCAATGGCAGTAAGTCGGCGTAAAAAGTTGCTTCGTGAAAAGCAACTTTCTATATATAGTAGTGAATTAAAGCGCGCAAAGAAATTTGCCTCCACATCTATCACACAGGAATTCAAAGAATATGTTCCGAGCCGGAAATATGTACGCGTACCTGAGTCCGTACCGTCCTTCAACGCCTTCACAAACAACGCAAATGCAACAGCAAAAGCAGCAACAAAAGAATACTCCGGAGACTACATTACAGGACTCGCCACCCTCCACAAAAGCAACATCGTCCCAGTAGGTAAAGACGATAATCCTGTTGATTATGCGACAATGAGAAGAAACTAATGGCTACTAAACCAAGAGCGAAAACTGGTATCAGGGGCATTCCACAAAATCGTGGATTCCGTGCCGTTGATTACTATATGCATTATGATCTCGAAAAGAAAGATCTTGTCAAGTTAGCTAAAGACTATGTCGAGAAAAACTATTCGAAAGAAGATGCCAAGGCAATCAATGCAAATGCTGAGTGGAACTTTTCTATGTACAATGGAATCGTTGCAGCAGCATATTGTATAGATAATGATATTGACTTTCCTGAAGAATATGCACGTTACCCTCAAGAGGTAAAAACATATTTTGATGGATTGCTAGCAAAGGGTAAAGGGATCTTACGTACTAAAGCTACATTAGAAGAGGTACGTGAAACAAAAAAGATCTTAACGCCACAGCAGAGGTTACTGAATAAGATTCATGCTACGGTTATGCTTGACGTTGATAAGATGGAAGATGAATGGTATGAAGGTGAAAAAACAGACTTCGATATTGTTGCATCATTCCGAATCAATGAGTTAAAAGGTATGGCTGTCGCACCTGTTGTGGCGTATCTGAAGCGTATGCTACCTGAGTATGAGGATGCTCATAGCGGGAATTGTAAGGATGCAAAGGTAGCATACGCACACCTAGGTAAGCGTGAATTAACGCGCCGTATTAAGGTGATAAATAACATGATTACTGAGCTTGAAAAATTCAAGCTTGCTCAGAAACAGATGAGAAAGAAACGGAAAACTAAATGAGTGTTGAAGAAAATTTCTTAACTAAATCCAAATTTTCAAAGCTGGTCGAACAAACCGTCTTTGAAAAACGCCTCTCGTATATGGATGCTATAGTATGGTTATGCGAAGAGCATAATATTGAGATTGAAGACGTACGTAAGTTCGTCAACCCTATTATTAAGGGTAAACTTGAGGCAGAGGCACAGAGGTTAAACTTCTTGCCAAAATCAAATGAGTTATCATTTGATTAAATCTATGTACTTCGGTACAAATACAGTGTATAATACAGTAACATATTTCAGCAATACAAGGACAATACGATGTCATTCGAAAATCTAAAGCGCAATCGCGATCAAATCAATAAACTTCTTTCAGCCGCAGAATCTGTCGGTGGAACTCAAGAAAAGAAATCATACGGTGATGACCGAATCTATAAGCCAGCTGTCGATAAGGCAGGCAATGGTTATGTAGTTCTCCGTTTCCTACCAGCACCTGAAGGTGAAGATCTTCCATGGGTACGGTATTGGGATCACGGATTTAAAGGTCCTACAGGTATGTGGTACATTGAACGATCGTTGACTTCTATCGGTCAACCAGATCCAGTCGGTGAGTTGAATTCACGTCTATGGAATACTGGCGTTGAGGCTGATAAAGACCGTGCTCGTACGCAGAAGCGTCGTCTACATTATGTCACTAACGTGCAGATCATTTCAGATCCCGCAAATCCAGAAAATGAGGGTAAAGTATTCCTCTATCAATTTGGTAAGAAGATCTTTGATAAGATCATGGACGTTATGCAACCGGCATTTCAGGATGAAACTCCGGTCAATCCAATTGATTTCTGGGAAGGTGCGAACTTCAAGTTGAAGATTCGTAATGTTGAAGGCTATCGTAACTACGATAAGTCTGAGTTTGAGTCACCATCACAATTGGCTGATGATGATAAGCTTGAAGAGATCTATGGTAAGTTGCACCCATTGAATGAGTTTACTGATCCAAAGAACTACAAGACTTATGACGAACTCAAGGCTAAGTTGATGCGAGTTCTCGGTGAAGAGGTAGAAGCAGGTGCTCCTACACTTAAGCAAGAAGCTCAGATGAATGAACCAGCTCCAGCACCGCTAGAGCCAGTTACAGCTGATGAGATTCCATTTGACACAGATGAAGATGACACAATGTCATACTTCGCTAAACTGGCAAATGACGACTAAGCTCTAATACCAGAAACAAAAGGATCATCGAAGTCGAAAGGCTTCGAGATCACTGGCATAGCAGTATTTGATGTAGAATTTGATTTAACGCTATTGTCAGAAACTATTACAGGGGCAGGTGATTGCATCATTTGCCTCTGTTGATTTTCAATCGATTCTCTTACAAGAGATGTCATCATATTACCAATATTAGACCTATTAAGACCATCTGCAAGTGCACTATTACTTTTGTTCATAATAGAATCGGCATACGCTAAAATCTGGCCATGTATACTATTATCAGGAACAACTCTTTCTTTGCCGTGTAGCATGGCAAACGTCCCTTTACCAAAATCTACAACTCCATTAGTACCCATCATGTATTGATTTTGATCGACTTGATCTAATAGCTTTAATAATTGTTCTTGTCTTTTTCCACCATAATCTTGAACTATTTGTTCACGGGCAGTATCAGTGCCTTGTTCAAGTAAAGC